GGTATTGGTACTATTAGTCCTTCTAAACTACTTACTGTTGGCGGTTCAACAGCAACAAGCGGTATAGGTAATGATGGTATATTTGTAAACATAGACGGAGGAGCAGCTGTTACTGCAAAATCTGGTACCAGTGGAGTTGAGGTACAATTAAATGCAGAAAGTTCTACACAAGGAACTATCGGTACTTATAGTAACCATCCTTTAGCATTCAGAGTTAATAACTCTAACTCCATGTACATAGATACCTCTAATAACGTAGGTATTGGTACTATTAGTCCTGCAGCGCCTTTACACATATATAAAACAGACACATACTCAGCAATCATATCGAGAGCAGATTGGAATATTGCAGAAACTCGATTAGCGTTAGGAGCGCAATATGGTGTTTTAAGTTACATTTCAACAGGACTTGTAGAGACAACTAATGATACTACGTATATTGCTTTAAATTATAAAAACGGCTTAAGCACGTATGCAGAGGGTCTAAGGATTAATAACAACGGTAACGTAGGTATTGGTACTACTAGTCCTGCAAAAAAGCTAGATGTAAACGGTGAAATAAGAGCAGGTAGTGGTATCTTATTTGGAACTGATACTGCTGCTGCCAATACCTTAGACGATTACGAAGAAGGTTCTTGGACTCCTGCATTTTCACCACAAAGCGACATTATAGACAGTGTTACTTATGACTCTATTAGATTCGGAAGGTACACAAAAATAGGCGATACCGTTCACGTTTGGGGTAGAATAAGAACAGACGTTCTAACCTTTATTGATTATATAGATGCCTTAAATATCGATGGTCTTCCTTATACTCCTGCTACAATAGGAACTGCAGGTACCGATACTTTTGCAGGAACAGTAGGATACGCTAGTGCTTGGGGTGGGGATGATCCTTGGTTTATCACGGTAGATTCTGGTGCTAATAAAATAAAACTTTGGTATAAAACAAGTTTTTCTGGTAATATATCAAGAGTACAAACCACAGACGCAGGCTCTGGTGCTAATTCAAACGATTTAATCTTTCAAATAACCTACAAAGTATAATGTTAGAAAAAACCGAATCATATACGTCTATAGACATAAAAGAACTTGGACAAGTGTCCTTACGAAAAACGACACGAGTAACTGACGATGGAACGGTCATATCCGAAAGCCATCACAGAGAGGTTAGGGTTCCTAGCCAAGACATTACAGACCTGCCACAGCACGTGCAGAACACCATCAACGCATACTGGACTCAAGATGTCATAGATGCGTGGAACGATTTACAACAACAAATAAACGAAGAATCACAATGAGCCATATAACCACCCAGTACGAAACAGTAAGCATTGATCCTAACGGATCAGTATCAGTACGAGTCAGCAAAATATTTGTTGACGATAACGAAGTAGAAGTAGCAACCGCTAGAGAAAAGCAATATTTTCAGAGGGATGCTACGATTACAGATTTACCAGCACATTACCAGTCAGCTATCAACGCTTTTTGGTCAGGGCTTCCTGCTATCGAAGAACCAGCAGTAGAAGAAGAAGTACCTGTCGAAGAGTCAGGTGATGACATTGAGGAATAATTTTTGTATAATACAGTAATGTTATAACGTTAACTAATTTATATAAACATAATGGAAGAACGACTCAAACTATTAATACAAGAACGAGATCTTTTAAGTGTAAAGTTAAGTGAACTCAATTACGTGATAAACGGATATGAGAACACTATCAAGCAACAAAAAGAAGAGGCTGAAGATGTACCAGAACAAGTCGAAGAAGTCTGACACTAAAAAGAAAAAGCCAAACGCCCAAAATGGGAGAATGGCTGTAATGAAAAAGACTGGTCGTAGTAAGAAAGGCTAGTTTATACGCATACTAGGAAAGTCCTCAAAGTAGGGCTTTTCTTTTTTTGTGGCATTATCATGCCCATCAAAATACCCTTTTATGTATCCTTCCTTAAATGCCTCAGTTATTAACTTCTCTGAGGCTTCTATTTGTTTCATGCTAGATCCAAAAATGTAGCCGATATAGCAAAACGTAATCGACAAACATAAAACTGATAAGATTTCCATAATAATCAATTAATTTGTTGTACCATCTCTAAAAACTCTTCCACATTCACCTTGTAAGTCTTTATCTTAGACGAAGCCATATCCTCATATGCCTTTACTGTTTCGTGCGCTATACGCTCATTATTGCGCCAATTATGAGACCTCCTCTTTACTAAGTGCATAATTGTGGTGTGATCCTTGCGATTTACAATATTTGCTATGTATTTATAGGTTTTGCCAAGTTTTCTTAGTGCTAATGCGCAGGATTGTCTGGCATCGACAAGGTGAGTTTTTCTACTCTGACTTCTAAGTTCATTATGAGTCAGATTAAATTGGTTGCATATAGAATTTACTACGTGATGTTCTGTCATTTATTGTTCTCATTAGTTAATAAAAAAATACCCCCCACTAAGCAGTCTAGCACTGGGGGGTTGATGCTCGCTTCAGATAAGGGAAAATCTATAAAAACCCCTATCCTTAAGACTGTGTATAAATCTAACTAACCTTAATTAATTAGTCAAGTTTTTTATTGTGCAGATTTAAGGGTTTTTATTGTGCAAATTATCATCTTCCTTCTCCTTCTTGATGGTCTGAATCACACCAATGATGGCTAACATCAATGCTGCAATGGATTCGTACATATCAGGTTGTACGGTCACACCAATAGCACCAGCTATGGCGGTTACACCTTGATAGGTGGAGGGTTCTTTTAGTCGGGATTTTAACCAAGTCCAAGTCATAGTTACGGCTCTTTTGTTAATTAAGTATACGGTGAAATCTAAAATACCTATGATTTTACCCCTACTCAATACTTTTTTACGAGATCGTTCAACCTTTGGAAGAGCGACCACCTTTACCTTCTTGAGCTTAGCCTCAGGAACAGTGCGGTTGTCTGTGATAATAGGTTTTATTTTCTTTCGCCCTTGTATTGCCACTTTCCGTCCTCATCTGCTTCAAATTCGTGGTATCTGTCTCCTTTATGGTCACAGTGTATAAACTTTTGATCTGGGTAGTAACAAATCCTCTTGTATTCAGACGCTCTAAGCTCCTGTAATAGCAACTCCATATTAGCGCACGTATAATCTACAGCGCCCAGACCAGTAAAAGTGTGTTCGCTAGTTCCGCTCCTGCCATGTGACAATTCCCATTCTAACGAGCGATACCCTGAGTTCTGGGATACTTGTATAGGTTGACCTATCTTGTGTCGTATCTGGTTAATTATAGGCTTGTGACAACGCTCTATCTTGTCCACTACATGGATCGGAACGTTGGTCATAACTCTATCGACAAGAAATTCTTTAATGCTAAAATAATCGTAGTACATAGTAGTTTTATTGGTTAAATGATAAAATCTAGGTACTTACTACCAAAATATCAATACCAATAAAAAAAGGGGAAGCCTAACTTTCCCCTTATTAAATATCACCAAACGACGGTTTGGTTTGCATCAGGATTTTCCTGAAAAAAGATAGGGGCTTTCATACCCTCTATCCATAGAACTAATGAAAATACTACTTTATAAGTTTTTGATATAACAACTTAGCAATTTCATCGCCCTGTGTTCAGAAGGGCATTGCCTCTTCTTCTTTATCGGCTACTCTAACTTCGCCTTCTGTAAATACTACTCGACCATTGCCGAGCCAAATTTTTTCCTGTCCTGCTTCTCGTTCTTCTTTGGACATACTCATAGCAACACTCGCATTGTTGCCGTACCTAGTTTCATCGTTAATGAATACAGTAACGTTGGCATACGTGCCTTTCTTACCTTTGATTAACGATTCTTTTGGGATTTTTGTTACGTCTATAGACGCATTGATTATTGTCGCCATTTTTCTTGTAATTATGTATTAATTGTTGAGTTTAAATATATGAGACCACCTGAGTAAAGTCAAATTTTTGACTTAGCCACTTCTAAACCCATATCACCATTATGGATCATGTGGATGTAGTTGTGAGACAGTTGACCTCTTCTTGTTTTTACTAGCTTTACAAAGACCGATTGATAGTCGTGAGTTTCACCATCTTTCAGTCCTTTTACAGCTAGATAGCCCTCATGATCCCTTGTGACCAGACCCTGTATCATATTAGGTCTAAACACTGAAGTCATGCAGTGAGCTACGTTCTTTATAGCCTGAGCCCATTGTGCGTCTTTGTACTTAGGCACGAGACTCCATCCTGATCGGTTCATGGAGTTGATCGTTACTTGACTAGGCACGATTACTAACACATTGAGCTGTTTGGCTATATCCTTCATGATTCTCGTTACGTGCTGAATCTCAAGAGTCCTGCTATCAAACCTACCTTGAGCGTAGACCTCTTGGATATAGTCTATCACCACAAAGTCAAGACCGTAATCCATCTTGTTGATCCTGCACAAACGTTTAATCTCATCTATGTCATCCACCGAGTCAATGATGCGAACATTATCGGCTTCGTAACCTGCCATCAAGCCAAGTTGTTTGGCGGTGTTCACATCGTAATCTTCCATCTGAAACCACAGCCCTTGATAGCCCTGTTGAGCAAGCTTACTAGCCACAAACGTTGACCACTGAGTCTTACCATGACCAGAGTCGGCTAATACAATGTTGATGTCCCCTCTATGTAAGCCCACGTCACTGTACAAAATCTCATCAAGTTTATGTACGCCTGTAATGAGTTTCTCTTTTTTAGGCTCATTTATCTCACGCTCAAGGATCTCAGATGGAGTTAACGCAATTTTTTGGGATGCGTCATCCACTGTCTCATTGAGCTTATCAATCTCCATCAACAAATCATCCATTGTCGTGGTCGGACTATGGGCTATGTCATTGATGGTCTTGATAGCGTACCTAAGCCTGTTCTTGTCTGTGGTGTCTTTCAGAGTTTTTAGGTAGGCTCTTGTTTCTTGCTCAGAAGCTACGTGCATCATCATGAGTTCGTAAAACTCACCCACGTTCATTCCTTCTATTTTAGCAACAAGGGTGTCTTCATTGAACACGACACCATCAACGTGCTGCCTGCAGGCTTCTAAATAAATTGGTCGTAAATAATTGAAGTACGTTGCATCTAGCGTATTGAATATTAGCTCTCTATATTCTCTTTTAGATATGAGCGTACCAATCAGCACCTCTTCTAAGTGCATCATGTCATTGCGGATCATAGTACTTCTTTTACCTTAACCTTGCCGTATGCTGTTAAAGAGTAGTTAGATGGGTATTTGTTGTTGGATACAATGACACCTGAAGATATAAGGCTACAGATCGTGGAAAAGGTAGTCCAGTATTTATCGTGATTCTTTATCTCCATTTTAGGCTCAATTTCAGAGTAAGTAGCTTTTTCATTCTCTTTTAGTAGTTTCAATATTGTAAGTTCGTTCTTAGTCATTTTTCTTCTCATTAGGTTTCTGTCTTAAATCGTTTTTAGTTACTGTTCCGTTCTTGTTAAACGTATGCAGTACCCACCCTTTTCGGTCATACCACGTCATTGCAAGGACACGAATATACTTACTAGAAAATGTCATTGCAAAACGTTTATAAGGTTTTTGTGTAGGTGGTTTATTGGTCTTGACTTGTATGAGCCAAACGTTGGTTCCGTCCATAGCTATCAAATCAAAACCATCAAATGTATCTTCTAAGACGTGTTCACAGTTATGCCTCCAGCACTTAGTACACAACCCTGAAAACAAGTCTTTAGACTTACGGAATCTTCCTCCCAGTTCTACTTCATCGACAATCATGTTCTTATCATGAAAGAACTCGATTGCTTTGACTATGGTTCTTCTACCTTTGGCTTTGGCGCTCATAGGCATAGGAAACCCCCACCACCACCGAAATAATGATGAGGGTAGCTGTTATGGAAAAAATCATTCTCTTTTAAAGTCATCGGATTCATCTTCAGAGAATACGCCCTCTGAGTAGAAACCAGTTATCTGTAGTATGGCACGAGCTTTGGCTCTTTTCTCTGCTATCTCAACAGGATAATGAGGCAGAGTTTTACCGTTTCTACTGGTCTTTATTGGGCAGTTGTAGTGATTAGACGTACCAAAGGATTCTACGGTGTATACTACTCCGTCTTTATCTATTCTTTGTGCGGTAGCTTTAATGCAGCAGTTTTCCTGATTTTCAGTAAGCTCAGGAACTACATGGTAAGTAACCTGAATGTTATCCTTCTG